CGAGCGGAGCGTAGACCGACGGTTGGAGGAATCCGGTCATGGCCAGGCTGGCTTGGGGTTAGAGATAATGTCGATCACTTCGGTGGGCAGGATGACGCCAGCAGTGTGGAACGCTGCCGTGTCGGGGTATGCCTGGTACCACACCGCCCTGGCGGTCGCCTTCATGGTCGAACCGCCGACGGAAATAGTGCTATCGACCCAAATGGACCCATCTACCGGGTTGCGCATGGGGATTTGCTCGAGGTGGAACCACTCGTCGTACAGAAACGTGTACACGTCCATGCTGACAGAGTCACTGACGTAGCGCCGCTCATACGACTGGAACAGGCAGGTGCCAGCGGCGTAACCGCCGAACGCTGCCGAGTTTCGTTTCAGCAGGTCCTCGGTGATGTTTGCGGGCACGTTGGTGTAGCCCAGCCCCGAGTTGGTGTCATTCACCAAGAACTCGACGCGGAACAGCTCCTGCCGTATTGACCTGATGAACGGCGTGCCCATGATGTTGGTCACGGTGCCGTTGGCGATCAGCGTGCTGGGCGGCCAAGCAATAGTGCCGCTCGCTGGAAACGACGTGGTAGCGGGCTTGATGTATTGCGACGCCTTGCGCTCGGAACTCTGCAGGGTCGTCTTGACGCCCCGAAACGGCGCCACGCCGACCACTGGACCGCGGGCCGTAGAGGTCACCATGTAAGTGTTGGCTCGGTCCGGGTGGGTCTCCACCCTGATGTCTTGCACGATGAACTGGGCCAGCCCGCCGTCGATGGTGCCAAGTGCCAGCCGGGTCCCGAGCGCCTCGATTTGGTCGAACGGTGCCGTTTGTGCCTTGATGGAGTTGTAGACGTTCCAGCTGTCTTCGCTGGTCCCGACGTAGGCCGGGTCGTCCTGTGCCACGAGGAACCGGGTGGTGTGCACGGCCTCGGTCGGTTCCATTCCGATCGTCAGTGACTGCTGGTTGTGCTGTCTGAATACTTGCCACGCCATCAGCGGCTCCTATCGGTGTTCTGCTTGATTTGCTCCAGCACGCGCAGCAGCTGCAGGTTCAGCGACTCGACAGACTCGCCGCTACCGGTTGCCATGGCAAAGCCCAGTTGGCTGCGGAGTCCAGCGGCCTGCATCTGCATCTTCTCGAGGTCACTGGCACCGGCGCCACCGCCGAGCATGCGGAATCCGATGCCCATGTCCTGCATCACCTTGTCCAGGTTGCCCTCGAGGCCACGCGTCACGTTCGTCAGGTACGAACCGGGACTAGTGAAGAAACTTTCCATGCTCTTGGACACCATGCCACCAGGTCCCTCGGCAATCAGTCCGGTACCAATTTCCTTTTGGGCATCACGCCTAATCCTGGCGGCCTCCATCTCGTCCATGCCCAGCCCGACCATGCGCTGCCCGGCAACCATCTTGGCTTGCATGGCGGACACTTCCGCCTCGACGATTTTGGCCGAGAATGGCCGGACAAGTTCCGCCAACGTCTTGCGGGCCTCGCGGTTGGCCTCGTAGAAACTGCCGATGGCCTGAAACAGCGGAGACGCCATCCCAGCGGCAAACAGGCCCTGCATGCGGTTGAACTGGCCGCGGATGCCCTCGAGCTGCGCTGCAGCCTGCTGGCCCGCCTTGCGCAAGCCGGTTAGGTCTACGTCGATGCCAACTGCTAGTCCGTACTTCGCCACGTTGCCACCTTCCCGATGGTTGCCATCCAGTCAGTCTGCCCTGGCTTGCGCCAAGGCTCCACCACCGTCTGCGGCTGACGAGTCAGCCCGTACGCCAGGACCGTCAGCAGCCGCTCTATGCGGTCGGCTGCGGTCCAATCCAAGGGTTTGCCATCACCCCCTGGACGAGTGCCATGGCCACATGCACGTCCAGCGCTGTTGAGCCCGGCACGCCGTCCACTCGGGTGCAGGATTCGAGCACGAACGCCTGCCGGGCGTCGTCGTCCAGCTGCTCGGCCTTCCGCCACTCGCCGACCGTAATGGGCCGGACCTCGAGCACGGCCGGGTAACCAGCCACTGCCTCGCTGGTGAACGTGCGCCAGGTCATGCCCGAGCCGCCGTAATTTCGCCGACGTACTGCCAGGTCACCGTCGCCGAGTGCACGGCGTCGCTGGTGTAGGTCGGGCTGTAGCCGGTGATGATTGCCGAGCCGCTGAAGTCGACACCGCCGTTACCAGCGCCGCTGGCAGCAATGACCACCGACACGGCGTCCGTATTGGGCGTCGCCCCGCAGAACTTCTGCGCTAGCGACAGCCCGGTGGCGTTGTCCGTGTGGATCGTCGCCGACCCGGTCACAGTTGGACGGCCTTGGATAGCCGTACTGCGCACCGAGTTTAGCGTTGTGGCGTCCACCACGGCGCTGCTGGCCGAAATGCTGATATCGGTGGCGTCCACCGCGACGCCACCAATGCTGAGTGTCGTGCCGTTTGCAATAAATGCCATGTCTTAGCCTCCTGTTGCCCAAATGCGGTACGTCTGACGGACCACCCGCGGGCCGTCGTCGGTGCCTTCCTGATCGTCCATGCGCTCAACGTCCTCGCCGTCGGTGGCGCTCCACTGGATCTTGGTGCCGTCCACCGTGCCGTAGGTGGTGTTGTCGTTCAGCACGGCAGACACGGCAGCCGCCAGCGATCGAGCGCCCGACAGCGTCGTGGCGATGCAGTCGATGGCCACCGAGAACTCGGCCAGTTCGGTCGTCCCGGTCAACGTGCGCACCGGCGTGCGGGCGTCGATGCTGTAGACAAGGGCAGGCAGCGCCGTGCCCTCGCGTCGCCACTCCGGGCTGACGCGGGTGCTCACGAGCCCGGATACGCCCAAGTCGTCGGTGAGCCTGCGCCGTAGTGCGGTCTCGATGCTCATTTCTTGGACACCTTCATCCGCGCTTTGCGGGCCAGTTCGGTCAGTTGCGTCTCGATGACGATCGCCAAGTCCTCTTTGAGGACCGAGGGCGGGAACTGCTGGTAGGTGGCCCGCTTCACGTGCCACTGGGCACGGCCGCTGTCCACGATGGGCGCAACATAAGACCTAGGGTTCCGCTTGTACCGGAAGCCGGTGCGGGTGGTGGTCTTGAGCCCGCGGGTGTCACCCATCGACTGGATGACCTTGCTGGACGCCTTGCGCAGGCTTTCCTGTCCGCCGTAGCTGCGGTAGGTGGCCCCGTGCGTCAGCCAGTTTTGCTTGTAGGTCGTCGCTAGGCGCTTGAGGCTGCGCCGCAACAGCTGCTTGAACAGGTTTCGGCTGACTCGGTCGGGCAGCGTCAAGAACACCCTTTGGGCATCTGTGAATGCCTTGTTTGCCCGGTCGCTGGTTCCTGCGCCGAATCGCAACAGTTCCAGGTTCTCCGACGCATTCACCTGCCTGCGCATGAACGCTTGGTAGCGCTTCATGTGCTCGGGGGAATTGAACTCGGCGCCGCGGCGGAAACTCATGCCGTCACCTCGAGCGCTTCGCAGTGGAGTTCCATCCGGCGCAGCGTGGGGTCCAGCACGCCGGTGACCTCGAGCACGCGGTCGGTCTTGCCAGTCTCGCGCAGCAGGATCCTGCTCTTCACCGTCACCGAGTCAATCCAAGGCAGGACGAGCCGCCAAGCCGTCTGCCCGCGGTTGATGTCGACTGAGTCGATCGACCGGCCGTCGGCCGACTCGATGTGGCCTAGCACGGTGGCCACGGTGGACCAGGTCTTGGTGGCCTGCCCGTAGGTATCCACGGACGCGGTGTAGTTCTGCACCGCCATCTCGTGTCGGAACATGCCACGCGGGACCATCAGTGCACCCCGTGCTCCCCGAGCATGGCGATCAGCATCTGCTCGGCCTTGCCCTCGATGGCGCCGGTGCTGTCGCCGCGGTCGGCGTAGAGGCGCCCGCACAGCTGCAGCGCCAGCATGTTGATGTAGTGGTCACCCACCAACGTGGTCCAGTTGATGGTGGCCGGTCGGGTGTACTCCTCAGCCACCAGCACGGCCACGCGCTCGCCGTCCCAGTGCAGTTCCGGTGTGGCAGTTTGTGGCACAGCGGACTCGTCCACGTAGTTCACCGTGAGGTTGGTAGCCGGGTTCACCGGCTGGATCGGCAGGACGATCCACACGTCCCCCTCCTCGCTGACGGTGTAGGTACGCGCCAGCGCCTGCATGGCCAAGCCGGTGCAGCGTTCGATCGTCTCGCGCACGGCAGGCAGCAGGATGCTGCCGATGTACGAGTCATCCTGCGCGTGGAAAATGCGCAGGTGACTCTTGATATCGCTGGTGGTGAGTGCTGGCATTTTGAAAAGACCGGGGGGGGTGTCCCCCCCGCCGGTCCGGGGTCACATGGAATCGATCAGGCCTTGTTCGTGATCAGGGTGCCAGCGCGGTTGTCCACAATCTGGGCGTCAGACCGCATCGAGCTGCGGTAGTTCACGATGCCAGTGCTGCTGTTGGTGTACGGGTCAACGATGAACTGGATCTCCTTGCGGTCCACGATGCGGTAGGCACGCGCAACGTCACCGAAGAAAATCAGGTTCGACTCGGTGCCCGACACGAACGTCGGCGCGTCCTGGCTGATGTAGACCGGGCGGCCCATGAGCAGACCAGCGGCGCCCTCCTGGACCATCATGCCCTGCATGCCGTCGTACAGGTAGGTGCCAGCGGTCGACGCCTTGAGCTGCAGGAGCGCAGCCCAGGTGGCCTGGTTCATGATCCAGGACCCATTGGTGGCGTATGCCGGTGGCAGGCTGGCGTAAGCAGCGATGACATCATCGAAGTCGGGAGCGGTCGAGGTCGCGCCCGTCTTGATGATGCTGTTCCAGTCCGTCGAGGAGTAGAACAGACCGCGCTCCTCGGTGGTGCCAGCGCCATTGATGTGCTTGTTCCCGCGGTAGCGGCCGTGCGCACGGGCGTGGTCGGCGACGACCTCGGCGGCCACGTCGATCGAGGCGTCGAACAGCAGTTCCTCGGTCACCGGCGTGGTAGCCGTTGCCTTGAACGCGCCGAAGGTCTTCAGGGTGGTGGTGAAGTTGCTTTCGGTGTATGCAACGCCTTCCGCAGTCGCGGTGACGGTCGTGCGGGCGTTGATGACGGGCAGGCGCAGGTTGGCGGGCAGCGTCTGCACGGTAGCCAGGTCGCGCACCGGGTCGCTGAACGTCAGCCACTTGATGAATTCGCCGGTCATCACCGACTGGGGCACGGTGTTGCCAGCGGTGGCAGCAGTGCCAACCGTCAGGGTCGTGCGCAGTTCCATGTTGCCGCTGCCCTCGCGGCCACGCGTGGCGAAGAAACGCGCCAGTTCGGCGTCGTTGCCGCCGGTGCGGACCTCGGGACGGCCGACCAGTTGGCCGTTCTTGGCCTTGACGGCGTCCAGGCGGCTGCGAATCGACAGGCTCTCGAGCTGCCCGTCAATAGCGCGGATCTCTTCTTCCGCCGCGTCGAACGAACGAACGGCCTCGGGGGTTGCGGTCTCGGCGTACTGCTCGCACGCAGCGACGAGCTGCGCACGCTTCTCTCGGAGTGCTTCGGGGGTCACGGTCATTTCAGGTCTCCAATCCGCAGCCGCAGGTACCGAGCGACGAGCCCGGTGGAAGTGTGAAACGCCCGGACCGCGGCTGCGGTCGCCTCGTAGGCGGGCGTGTGGACAAGGCTGACCTCGTA